CAACACATCAAGTTTGTTAAACCTTCAATGTTGGCCTTTAAGCCAGATAACAGTTTCTCCACATCCCGTGATAGAGGTTTCCGAAACCGAAAAAGAATTTTTCACGTTGCACAAAAATTCATAAATTGCATCGACAAAGCTTGAGACTGTCAATAATAAGGCACCATCGCACCCTGTCCCTGCTTAGCTATTTTCCTCGCCTTCTTTCGCTGTTTTCTTTGGAGTTCTAATGTTGCCTTTTTAAGAGCCTGGAACTCTGCATAATTCTGCGATGGAAGAGGGGGAGGAGCTCGTCTCTTCATTGGAGCCTGATAAGTCTGTTGAATAGGTCTAGACCTGTTTGTTTTTGTGACAGATTTAACTGGGGCAAAAGGACCATGAATATTTTGCATCTTGGTCAAATTGCGGGGCTGAGACATCGTTGGATTTCCTTGGCCGACTTTAGTACCCATGTTCGCTTGAACTGTCTGAGGTCGAAAGGCATCCCAAATCATGCTTGCACCTTGTGCTACAGGATGAGGGATCCTACCAAGGATATCTGAGACATCTCCTCTTGAATCTGCCATAACCTTCTTTAACCAGGTAAAATTCCTATTATCCGCTGCTTTCCCCATTGCTGGAGCTTGACGTAGCAGAAGAGAAACCAGATTCATCGCTTTAGGACAATAAGGAGTCGCAGCACGCAAAAGCGAAATGTTCTGCAATTGGTTAGCGACATTTGGAGCATAAAAAGCTGCAGAGATTGCGTCGATTCTCGCAGTGAATGTAGATTGAGGGGTAACATTCAAATACCACTGTTGCATAGGCTTCAACCCTGATGATATACTTTTGTAAATTGGTACCGAAACCGTGGGGTCTATCGTTGAAGTTCGAATTGTTGGAGCAATTACGGGGGACGTATTCGGCTCCGTCTCAGGAGTATTAGACTCAAACACTGTGTGTGTAAAATCAGGAACACTCGCTTCATCCCAAACATCTGCACAGCAAACGTTCATCGAACCATCTATTGCGTCACCGTCCATATAACCAGGAAGGAACGCCAATGTCTGGACGTTTAAGGGATAGGAGTATTCTTCCGTACACTGAACCACAGCATCTGGACCTCCTGCAACATTCTGCATAAGGAAAGATGTTGTCCTTTCCGAATTTCCTTCATTGTGCCTGGCGGCATGTGTTGCACCACCAGCATATAAAGGGGGAGTGTTGTTCTCGATCTTCAAAGAAACTACCATTGTTTTCGACTTACAAATCACCAAGGCATTTCCCACTGCCCATTGGGCCATCAGCGTAATTAGCGCGGGGTTCGCAGACCATTGTATGTCTGTACTCCCTTGACGTGCTAAAAACACGATTCCACCATAACGGCGGGGAATAGATCCTGGTAGCAACTGTAGTAAATTTTGATCTCTCACATATTCGTTATACTCTTGTGCGTAAGTATCAGGAAAAAACTGTGCCTGAAAACTCCACGGAAGAGTTGGATCGAATGAGGGGGGGATCGAAATTGGAATGCTAATCGAATCTGCAAATACCAGAACTGGCTCTCGCGTCTTCGATGGCGGACCTACTGGAGTTCGGCCCATCATCTTATGATGGAGAGGATCTAACATTTGCCTGACCCATTCCGCTGCATCTGCGCCTTCAAGATTTTCAATCTCTGTAAGGACTTTGTCAATTTCTGGAAACATGTACGCTTTGTACATCTCTATATCACTTTTAAAACCACCACCATCCAACCTTGGTCGTTTATTCCAAGGCCTTTTAAAAGTGCGAGGTTATGTTTCCAGCTACTCGCGACCCGTGATCACCTTCAGAAAAGACTCCCGATCATCTAGATTAACCTGTTGCGTATCTAGGAATTCATCGGCCTTAACTTGGTCAGCGGGTTCCAGCAAGGAATATTGCCATTTTGCATACCGAATCACGATCTCAAAAACTTCCTTATCAGCATAAGAAAGAACAGCTAAATTAAGAGAACGTGTAAACATATCAATTTTATCCATTGGATTCAAAGGTTCAAAAACCAAAGAAGAACATATTTTACCCATCCTAGGATAAGGAATATACTGTTTATGAAATTCATTCCAGCGGGCGCTACTGCCCAAGAAAGAGTGCTCCGGCGACAACCGCACTTTCGAGTACGTTATCACTGTTGCACTTTCTTTCATTACAATGCCAAATCTTTTATAGACTTCAACCAAACACTGTTGGTATTGCTCTTTCGAAACTAGAAAGAACTCGTCATCAATAGATTCTATGTAATCATCTGAATAAATTCCAACCTCAGCATGTTCCATACATTCTTCATAGGTAGGAACTGGAAGACCTTGGTAAACTCGCATAAAAATAAGTTGGTAAAACTTAATAATTAAATGTTTTAGGGAGTTATCCGAGGCAGTATTATTGGTTCCAGATCGATTTCCTGTCTTGCACTCAACCAAATCACCGTTCGGCAGCAGAACCACTGAATGAACAATGTTCTCTGTTACTTGGTAATACTTTTGAGCCATGGCGGGGGGAATCCGAAGTCCCCGGGTACGCAACCGATAGACACCACCCATATGAGCAGTCCTGTCCCATCCGGAAGCATCACCTTCTCCGCGCAAAGGAAATCTTTCAAGCTTCATACATAGTCTGTTAAAACCACCGTATTGCTTAACCATTCCATACTTTATCCAGCTCTTCTCATTTCCATCAATAATCCCTTGATTTTGGTTATCAAAAAAGACCTTCTGCCACATGAGTTCTAGAACATCCGGTCCGAACATCGTACGCACTTTTCCTCGTGCTAAGTCAGTAAGGACTAAAAATTCTACTTTATCATAAGTAGCAAACACTGCCTGATAA